ATGTCGTTAATGTTCAGATACTCCAGAGGAAAATAGCAGCCTCCCTGAGTCTGGTTGCCAGCCCAACGGTCTTGCACGGGCACAACGTATTGATACCTGATTCCATGCGCTCCATGAAAATAGGCATCTCTGCTCGGAGCATGTCCTTGAACAATATCATCGAAGCGAACCTCGGTAACAACAGCCAGATGCTCGCCGCCCTTGACTGAAATCAGGCTACCGGGGCCAAAGCCCGCATCCATCATGCGCGCAGCGGCCTTCTTGCGTATATCCATAGTTTTAGCTAGATGCTCTTTAGTTTGCTCTTTGCGATGTGAACAAGTACGGCGGGTGTGGCCGGGTTCACTGCAAAAGCCGCACTTACGGTTCTTGCCTCGATTCGCCATCGTCTCAAGCTGTTTCTTACTGTGATTGAGATATCGTTCAGTGTTGGTTCTTTGATAATCATGAACAAACTTGTTTTCAGCTAGCTCTTTCGTATAACGCTCGACGTTATCTTTGAGGTCTTGCTTGCGCTTGGGGCAAGCACTCTTGTTGTGCTCCTTCTCGTAGCAGTGTCCGCAGCGCACCGTGCGCTTATAGTGTCCATTCTCGTCTGTGATGTATGCCATTGGGTCGTCCTCCTGTGGCTCCGTTACGCTAATACCATAGGAACTAGCTAGCCCTGTGTAAAGGGCAAAATGTGTTTAATGTGTTCTCCATAAATATAGAGACGTTTTCCGTTAGGTCTAACAAAGTGATGAACCTTCTCATTTATAACCAAGTCGCCATTTTTGCCTCCGTAGACCATCTTGGGACCAACGTAGATGAGCGGCTCGCGCATTTCGTTAGCCGGCTTGTCATATCGTGTATGCTTTCGCTTAAGTACAAACAGGGCTAGCCTAGATGCCTCCTCCATCGGTGTGGGCGCGGTTTGGTAACCGACCCGAGGATCATGAGAAAGTCTATAGATTCCACCTACTTCTAGATCACCTACTTTCATTGAAAACCTTTAATAACGATGTCTGATAATTTCCAGATGGAGTGCGCTTATCGCTCCAAACGACATGCACTGAAGGTCCTCGCTTCCCTGAAAGTTTACTCGATGGCCGGCGCTTCGGATCAGTGATTACAATACCATATGGGCTAGAGCCGTATACCTGGCTTCTAAACTTTACTAAATCGCCTTTCTTCATACTCATAATGTATATACACGCGCATGTGAGTAAAGTACTTTCACGTGGATGAACAAAAAACTATCTGTCCCCACTGTTCTCGTCCATTGCCTCTAGTGTTTTCTGTAGGACTTGAAGTGCTAGGTTGTCCTTTGATGTTTTTTCTGCCATGTCAGAGATGGCTTCTATGGCATCACCGGCAGCCTCTACATTTTCCTTGAGCTTTGCAATAACTTTGTCCAACACTTCAAATGGTTCGTCTTTAGATTGTGCATACAGTGACATAAAATCCTGCGTGCTCATAGAGTTGCTAGAATAAAATCCATCAACAACCATTTTCTTCTGCTCTTCTGTCAAACCTTGTGCTTCTTCAGTTTGTTTTGGTTGCACCTGCTCTACTTTCTGTGTCTCTTGCTGCACTTTTTGGCTTCTGTCCAAAGGCTGCACGATACTCGGGTCTGGCGCTGTAATCGGTTTAATGCTCATTTTTTCCTCGAAACTGTCCTTTTCTTTGTATCCTGTTAGTGGTAGGTACATTGTAAAGTAAATAGCTCCGAGTAAAAAAATTTAGTAGCAGGCTTTATAAATTGCGAACATTACGACGATTATACATACGTCTGCGAGCAAAAAATTTAAGGCTGGTTTGAACTTGTCCATATAGTAAGTAGTCCTTACGTTCTGTTTTTAATATAAGCACCAACGGTAACAGGATAAAGATGTCTTGCAATCTCAAGACACGCAGAAGCGACTTTTTGAATCTCCCACTGTGCTCCTTCATGCGATCTTAGCTCAACAAACTTCAGCAGGTTGTTGAGATTGACTGTGCCATAATACTCTGTATACATGTTCTGCGGTAACACACCGCGGGCTTGCTCCCGACAAACACCGTTAACCAAAAGTTTCTCGTAAAGCCGCACGCTCGCCTTGTGGTGTGCCGACACCAGATAGCTGGCGTGGTTTCCTCCGGCCAAACTTTCGGGGTCGATTAGCGGATCTGAAAGCTCATCTACGTTGCTGGCCTGTCTGTTTGAGGTATGCTGAGTTCTGAACTGTTTTGGTTCATAGAACCTCATCCCAACTTCAGTGTAACGTCTGGATATTTCATTGTACGACCACGTGCGATGACGCTGATGCTGGGATCTGATAAACAAGGGCACGGTAAACCTAAATGTGACTAGGTTGTGCTCTAGTGTAGAAGTGTGCTTATGTTTAAGCAAATAATTAATCAGTTTCTTATCTTTCTCTTCTAACTGTTGTTTCTCGACGCCGAAACTCACGCGTGCAGAATTGACCACTGTCAAATCTGAGCCCATGTGCGATACATAGTCTACGCTTCCTATTTCATCTCCGTATAAATCGATCTTCATTGTTCACCTATGTTTGGTCGGGGTGGTGGGGTTTGAACCCACGTGTAACCAACTACTCTTTCTACGCTTTATAAGAGCGAGGAGATACACCCCGGTAAAAAGAACATAAAAACTTCTTACCGGCTGTAAACTACCTTCTTATATCCATGTAATATCTGCGATCGAAAGCAGCGTAAGATGCGCGTAAGTAAGCCTCGACATCGTTCTTTGATACCTTGTGTCCTTGTGCCAGCATGGCTTCACAGATGTCTCCGATAATATCTTTGGGTGGACTATAAGAACCATTTTGTTCTTTAATCAGCTTCCTATAGCCTTTGATTCTTTCTTCCTTATACTTCGAGAAGATAAGTTTGTTGCCCTTCATTGATAATACTCTCTTTCTGTTTTCTTGTTAGCTGTTTAAACTCGTACTCAGCTTTCTGAGCAGAAGACCTATCCTCATATTCTGAGAGATAAACTACTTTGACCGGTCTTCTAGTCTTGGTATACTTTGCGCCGCGCTTTGAAGTGTTGTGCTCATTTAGCCTCCGCTTCATATCTGTGGTTACACCTGTATAATAGGTACCGTCAGCGCATTGTAAAATATAAAGAAACCACTTCATAAAATTGGTACGCCCGACTGGGTTCGAACCAGTGACCTACGGCTTAGAAGGCCGTTGCTCTATCCAACTGAGCTACGGGCGCAGATATGGCTAGACCATCAACTTAATTAAAATCATACATAAGATTCCAGAAGCCACTAGAACCTTGAACAGTTCGTCACCGTCTTTTTCTGCTTTCGTTTTCATCCGCTCACCTCCATGAGTTGCTTCATCTTGAGAAGACCAAGCTCTTTGTGTTTACACTCTAACATAACATCCAGATCCAGATTGTAAAGGTTGACTGGTGTCCAATACGAATCAGAGTGTGCATTGTCTCGGATCTTGGGATCATTATATTCGAACGATCTAGACTGTGAATAATGTACGACGGGGCGAACGTCACCCCACGTCATACATGCAGTCAACAGTGCTTCTTCTTCATCCTGATCACCAGTGCAAAACTTGTGGTGATGATAATCGAAGACGATTGGGATCCCGATGCGAGTGTAGATCTCGTCATACAGTTCCTTGGTCGAATACAGGCTAGCCTTGTCATCGTTCTCGACGGTCAGTCTGGAGCGCACGGACTCAGAGAGCCGTTCAAAGTTACGACAAAAGTTACCGATGGCCATCTGTTTATCATTGTAGTGCGCGCCGACATGAATATTAATCTTGGCATAGGGTGAGCGCGGCAGCCCCATGAGGTCAAAAATTCTACCATGATTTTCCAGATCAACAAGTGTGTTTGTCACAACATGCGCGCGCGGGCTGGTGAGCTTGTTGAAAGGACCAGGGTGCGTTGTGATACGCTGACCATATAACTTTGCTAGTGATCCTGCACGGTGAAGAGAAGCTGCGATCGCTCTGAAATCAGGCAGCTCTTCCAACTCATATTCGCTGTGCCATGGCAGAATATCAGAAGACATACGATAAAACTTAATTCCGTTATCCTCATTCCACTGGATGATTTTTTCAAGGTCTAGACAGTTTTGAACTGCTAGCTCGGAGACGTAAGGGAGGCCCTTCGCCTTAAAAGTCCTACGGATCATAGATCGATTTGTAGTGACTCGGTCGGCCTTGGACTGATTGCTTAGTCCCATATTGATACATGCGTATCCTAAATTATACATAATTTTCCTTGTTTGGTGGGCTCTCTCGGACTCGAACCGAGGACTACCCCGTTATGAGCGGGGGGCTCTAACCAACTGAGCTAAGAGCCCTTGTATTTGCTCCGGCTGCTGGATTCGAACCAGCGACCAGACGGTTAACAGCCGTCTGCTCTACCTGCTGAGCTAAGCCGGAATAGGTGGTAGCCCTGGCGGGACTCGAACCCGCATGCCCGTGTTGGGCGACAGATTTTAAGTCTGTTGTGTATACCAATTCCACCACAGGGCTAGAAAAACGCCCGAAGGCGCGGGGACTAATCCCCTTCTTCTACTATAGCAACATCTTCTGTAGAATCAACAACAACATCGGCAGCTGTGGTTTCTTCCACAGTGTCGACTTGTACGTCTTCTACTTCAACATCACCAGTAGTGACAACACTAGTGTCGTCTTCGCTGCAGCCTGAGACTGACAGCATCATCATCAGCACGAAGGCTGAAAGCAAAAATTTCATAATATACTCCTTTTATGAAAATTTAGTTAAGCTTGGTCTTCTAACAAGGTTTGGATTTTAGCTCTGATCTTGTCAAGCAAAACCAACCTAGAGTCGACGGTTCCTGAATCGTAATCAATCGCTTGGCGCAAGAGATACAACTCCTTCAATACTTCGTTGATCGTGTTGTACTTTTTGTCTGGTACATAAACACGCATAATTTTCCCCTTGTTAGATATCAATTATCAAGATATGCTCGTCTTCTTCTTTGATATCTTGGTCTTTCTTTTGTTGCTCTTTCCACTGTTCATAAAGGTGTCGTTCCTCCTCCACCGGGATCGCCAACTCTTTCCAGATAGGTTTAAATTCCTCTGTCATCGGCCCTGACCTCTGTTTGGTTTGCGGCGGCGTCGACGAGTACTCGGCGGACTTCCAGATCGGTGGTCGCCATAAAATGTTTCGCCACCTGACGCTGGCTTTTTGGTATATACGCCGTTACCCTGTTTGGTTTTCTTTTTTTCTGAAGGAATTGAGTTTCCATAATTAATTCTTGCCATTTGCTTTCTCCATGTCTGCGGCTCTATCGAACATAGTCACGCCGTTTAAGTGGTCAATCTCGTGCTGTACACAAACACACTCAAGTGCATTTTTTTCAAAGCTGAATATCAAGCTTTTTCTATGATTATCCGCTGTTACGACTATGTCTGTCCATCGTTCTGTTAGAACATAGTCACCTGGAAAGGATAGACAAGCCTCTTGAAAAAAACTTTTTCCAAATTTTCCAACAATTTTCGGGTTAACCAAAAAGAGGGGTTTCTCAACATGAATAGCGCAGACTGCTGCATCAACACCCACTTGATTTGCAGCTAACCCGATAGCGTCTTTTTGCTCTTTTAAAATTTCTAAGAGGCGTGCTCCTAAGACTTTGCCCTGCGTAATGTTCTCACAAGGTTTGCACTTTTTTGATAATACTTTTTTATCTACAACATATTTCATCGAGTCGTCCTCTTAATAAGTAGAAGATCAGATATTTAAAGGAAGCCGTTTCATGTCCCTTTTGTGGCGCGACATATAATTACTTCCAAAATATTTGTATTGCTATTATAAAGCCAGCTAATATTAAGCATGCTAAGGTTTTAGGAGTGAACATACTTTCTTTCAGAAAAATATATGTTAAGATCGCAAAAACAAAGTTGGAAACACCAAAGCCTATCAGTTTTGAAGACCAGTATTCACCAGAGTAGAGAAATATATGTTTGATTGCATGCCAAAAACACAGGCCTGTCGGTATGGCTAAAAACAGATTTGTCAGAAAAGGCTTGTCCTGCCATGCTTCCCAAAGAAACTGGCCATTAAACTGAAACCAAGCAATGACGTTCGCCATCAAAAAAAAGACGACGCCCACACACAGATGGTAGTTTAGTGTAAACATATAGAATAGGATAGTTTGCTAAGGTCTTTGGTAGCCTGAGCCTTGGCAATCATCAAAGATGTCAGAGTAGCTAGTGTTTGCTCTGACACCAGAACCTCTTTTTGATCAGGGCCCTTGAATTTTGGTTCTTGAAAGTCTCTTCTCATTATAAACAATACATTTGAGTTTATCCATACCAACTCACACATTAGTGAAAATACATGAGACTTTAAATCTTCTTCAGCTTTTACTTTGCCTTTAATTAAATCTATCAGCGCATCGAGGTGTTCATTGCTCTGCAGGCTGATCTCTATTAGATCATCAGTATATAACGTGTGCATCTTACTTCTGCTTTAAGCTTTCTACCAAATCAGTATAGCCTCCAATCAACTCTATTCTGGCTGTATCATGTACCTTAAGTATAATAGGCACGGTATTCCAACTGTAAGCCTCTTTAATTTCCTGCAAAATTTCTTGTTGGTCTTCTTGAAAATTAACAGTCTTGAAGTTCTGTTTTTTTTCAGTTAAAAATTCTTCTGCTTTAACACAGAAAGGGCATGCTGGCTTTGCGAAGATAACATATTTCATTTCTTCGCCTTTTTTAGAATATTCATGTGATCGTCAGGGGATCCCAGTATGTTGTAAAAGGTTGTACCGTGTACTCCAGAAGCAATTGCTATTTTTGTAAATCTTGCTTCTGGTAAAAGCTTTTCAACAACAGGTGCTTTCTGATGTGCACTGTTCAGTTTTTCACAATCGATCATTGAAACAATAAACGAAGGATTAACATAGAAAGTTCTCAAGCGAAAATCATTTTCTACCATACCAATCTCAGAATTGTAAGCGGTTGGGTTTGTTACCACTTCTACTAACTTAATCATTTTTTACCTCGTATGCTAAATTCTTGTTTACTAACCACTTTTCGCCCTCATATAATATTTCATAAGATTTTGACTTTACTTCTGTTACTAATAAATTAGTTGGCTTGCTTAATTTCATTATCTTTTGCACCGCTCCGGATCCGTCGTTAACATAGAGTGTTACATTTGACGGTATATATATCAAATCTCCCTTAGTTGTCATTCTCATTTGTATCCTCCTGTCTTTCTGATACTGTTTCTGTATATTCCGTTGAACTGTAGGCTTCTTCGTAGCCCGCACTTATGTTGAGGCAGTCTTCGAGTTTCGAGGAGATCAAATCTAGATCATTCTGGACCTGTATTATTTCTATGGTAGCATTCTTTAAGTTTCGCATATTGAAACTGAACATGGATGCCTTTTTAAGTCTCTCCCTACAATCAAGTACCATTTTGCTTATGATTGCTGGTATTTCATCGTAATCAACAGTGTGTGTGATTTTAACCTTCATTTTCTATTCCTCTATAATCGCATTACTAGTTGTAATCAATGTCGAGGCTACCGATACAGCGTTTCTTAACGCCACTGCGGTTACTTTTGCCGGGTCAATAATACCTTCTTGAAGCATGTCTGCTAGCTTCAGATTCTTAAAGTCCCATCCCAATCCATCACTGTTAACAACTCTGTCGACAATGAGATCAGGCTTCAGGCCTGCATTCATAGCCATCTGCCTGATGGGTGCCTGGAGCGACGTCCTTACTATTTCGCACCCAATTCGTTGGTCTTCTTCTAGATCATCTAGTACAAAATCTGTACATTTTAGTAGCGTTGATCCTCCGCCAGGTACGATGCCGCCCTCTTGAGCAGATCTTACCGCCTCAAGCGCATCCTCGACCCTGTGCTTCTTCTCTATCATTTCTACTTCTGTTGCGGCGCCGACTCTAATAATCGCAACTCCCGAGGCCAAGCGTGTTATTCTCCTCTGCAGCTTTTTACAGTCAGCATGCGAATCGGTTTGTTTTATCTCGTTTTTTAGAGATTCAATCCTCTTTTCTACGCCCTCATAATCTGTTTGGCCGCCCATAAGCGTTGTAAAATTCTTTAGTACTTCTGCTTTTTTACAAAACCCAAAATCAGTTAACGTCACTTCTTCTAGTTGTTTTCCAGATACGCGGCTCACAAACTGTGCCCCTGTCGCGAGACAGAGATCATTTAGTGAGTTTGTTCTCTCTTCGCCATATCCCGGAGCTTTTACGGCAGCAACCTTCATACTTCCCCTTACTGAATTCATAATGAGCGCTGCTAACGCCTGACCTTCAACCTGTTCCGCAACAATTAGCAAAGGTTTACTCTCTCTAGCTGCTAACTCTAGTACGGGCAGGATTTTAGCCACGTTATCTACCTTGTGATCTGTCACTAACAGGAGAACATCCTCGTACTCAATCGAATTCTTTCTTTCGTTGGTCACAAATGCTTGTGCGAAATAACCAGAGTTGAACCTGAAGCCCTCTACTAAATCTAGAGATGTTTCAAAAGATTTTCCATCTTCTACCAGAATAGAACCATCATGGCCAACTTTTTCAACAGCAGAAGAAATTAGCCGGCCGATCTCCCTGTCGTTGTTGGCTGAAATACTAGCGACACTTTCTATGTCCTCGATTGAGTCGACAGGTCTAGAAAGTTCTGATATCCTGTCTAGTATGACATTTAAAGCCTTGTCCATTCCTCTTTTTAGTTCAATAGGCGAACTACCTGCCACCAAATACTTTTGACTATTGTTGACAATCTCTCTGGCCAACACAGTGGAGGTGGTTGTTCCATCGCCGGCCGAACTGTTCGTCTCCGAGGCTGCTTGCTTTAAAACTTGTGCAGCTGTGTTTTCAAATGGGTCTTCAAGCTGCACAAATTCAGCTACTGTGACCCCATCTTTGGTGATCACCGGATTTGCGTTTTTCTTGCACAAGACAACATTACGACCTTTGGGGCCAAGTGTGACAGCTACGTTGTCCGCTAGCTTGTTCACTCCATTAAGAATTTTTTGTTGTAAATCTAGGTTACTAGAATACACTTTAGACATATGTACCTCTCTGTACTATAGAATAATAACATTATAAAACAAATCAAGCTTTAAGTTAAATTTATAAATCTAGCTTTAGTTGTTCGCCTTGCTCGGGCCGCAACTCTTGGGTTTTGGCTTCTACATCTCTTGATGCGTTAATTGCTTTTTCGGCCTGGGTATCGTCTTGTAGACCGCCGGCCATGAAGGCGTAGCTGCCCTCTTGAATCATTTTAACACTTTGAAATATTTGAAAGATGCCTTGGTTGAGTTCTTCAGTTAACTTGTTTAATACTTGTTGGACATATTCTGCTCCAATCATAATCGCACCAATATCAACAGACTCTTGACCACTGGGCAGGGGAGAATATCCTCCAGCTATGGTTTCAATGTTTAACACTTGTGTTCTATTTAAGTCGAATTGTAAAGTGGAGAGCACTCCTTTCGAGTTCAGCAAGGCTTTTTTCTTTAGTTCAGGATCAGTCAATTTATTATAAAAATCAACTGACTCCTGTGCGGATGCAAACGTACCGGGCTGTCTTAAAAGCTCTCTTCTCTTGTCTTTTTGTCTTGTTGCAGAAAACGACTGGACCACTACTTCGTTCGCCTGAGAAACAGATTTGGCTATTAATTTCAGTTCAATATCTGAAAGGCCTTTATTACCAAAAGCAGCAACAACTGCATCTCCAAGTGCCTTGTTCGTTTTATTAATTGGGCTGACGCCTCGCATCACTTCGAGTTCGCCTTCTTTGAACTTAGCAACCGGTTTGAAAAAATTGTCGTTATTTGCCCAGTCAAACGGACCCTTTGTAAATTCAACTAGGTCTTCGGGAGAAATGTTGAGTTTGAAATCAGTAGGCCCTTGGCCACCTCTCCTAATGTTAACAGTGAAAGTTTGCGCTAACTGCTTTTCAAGTTCTCCGACAAACATAGTTTCCATTTCCTCTGTTGAAGGCAGGTTCTCTTGACTAGGGAGCGTGGCGTTAAAGTCGTACTCGTCGTTGCCTGCCTTTATTTGCTGAATGAACTCGGCTGGCAACTCAATACATTGTACTGAGTGGCCCGAAGAGTTTAATACAATATTTGCTACGTTGTCTAAAGTAAAATTAAACCGGTAGAATTTAAGTTGGCCCTTAACGTCTAAGCCTTGCGAGGCACCTTCAAAAGACTTTAGCACCACGACATATTGCATGAAGTCGTGAGGAGAGAACTGTGGGCTTACTAAATCGCCTACAAGATCTACAAAACTTCCGCCGACCTTCGCCGAATCTTCAGCATAAAGCTTCAAGCTAATGGGTGTGTTGTCTCCGGCTGTAAAGTCTGCAATTGTGCCGGTATTCGCTTTAATTTGGGCGCCCTCAAGCAATACAGCAAGGAACGCTTCAAAGTTGAATCCGGCAGATGCTGCATTGAAGTTTGAAATCACCTTGGTTAATGTTTTATAAAACACAAGATAAGACAAGGCGTTTGCAATTCTTTGGCCGGGAGAAGCTCCTTCTAGGTTAATTGAATCAGGATTATTGTAAAATTCTGCTAGAGAATTTACTTTTTCCTCTAGGCCAGAGCCTTGAATATTCCTCGTAAACTGCAGAAGTTGATTTCTAGCTGGACCTGAAACCTCTTGATTTCCCACCGTTCGTACATCGGTCCAACCAAGTTCTGTAACCGAGATCTCTGGAATTGATTCTAGAGTTAACGAGACTCCCTCCATCTGCTCTCTGAGGGTGCGCCGGCTTTTCAAGACCCCTTCAACTTCCAACACCTCGCTTATAGTTTCTAGTATCAATTTTAAAGGATCGCTAGTCTCTATCTTCTTGAGATGGTTCTCTCTCATATACTGCATATCGTTCTTGTTCATTATAAAACCCCTATATAATTAGAAAATTATATCTGCAATTCCCAATTTTACTGCTTCTTCTGCATCTAAATAAACGTTAGTTTTTTTGTTCATTAGTTTTCGTACATAGGCCTCACTCATATTCGTTTCGTTTGACAACGCTTGAACGTACATTTTTTGAATAGCTTTTGTTTCTTTAAATTCGTTTTCAACGTCAGCAAGATATCCGTGCTGGCCGGCCATAACTCCATGGATCATCACGCGACAGTATCTCCCAATACGACGTTCTCCCTTGGTACCGCATGCCAGCAAGAGCACGCCGGCAGACATTACTTTTCCTAGGCCCTTGGTACAAACCGGTGTTGTTTCTTTAACTTCCCTTATTGTGTCGTATACAGAAAACATCTCTGCCGCTAATCCTCCATGAGTCGAAATAATAAATTCTATCGGCTCATATGACATGTAGACTTCAGACTCCGGATCTTCAGGATTAGCAACAACCTGTTTCTGACCTGTCAGGTGGAGCGCGTGCAGGCCATATACTGCTTCCGACGCTTTGTCCTCGTTAACATCTCCATATATGCCAGTTACCCTAAGTTCTGGTCTCTCTTCCGGCATCAGCATTGAAATCATGCTGGCGCTGGGGTCGTCTTGCTGTTCTTCTTTTGGAGGGCTAGCCTCATTTAACTTCTTCATCTTTTTCAACTCCTTTTTCTATTGCTGAAAGAATTCTCATTGCTTGGTCCCAGTCTTCTACCGATATATCTCTCCAAGCGGCATCAGGGATTACATTCTTCAAAGAATGCAAGGCCATTGTGTGCCAATACTTAAATATTACGTCGATTGACCGGTCGCCCTCTGGGCTGACTGCTTTTAATATTTCTTTTGATGTGTTTTCACATAGTCTTAATATAGCCAAACAGTTTATAAAAGTAAGCTTATATAATAAGCTTTTGCTCCACAAACCTAATATTCTAATCAAGAAAGCATGCGCAAGTACGCCCGAGGCAAACATTAACAACGCATATTCGAATTCCAATTTTTTCTCCTATAGGTTAAAAAAAAAGGCAGGCCCGAAGGCCTGCCTTTTTACAGCTTTTACGATCACTCCTAGAAGCGATCTTGTCTCTTCATGTTACGCAATCTTTTAGCAACACGTCGTGCTACTTCTTCCATTACGCCATCAGGCGAGGGGCCTACATCTTCTTCTTCATCATCAACCACATCGACATCGGGTAAGGCAGCTGCATCGGCATCTGGCTCCCCCATTGGATCACCCATTGGCTCATCCATTGGTTCACCCATTGGCTCATCATCTGCGGCGCCTCCGTCCTCGACGCTCATTGCATTAGCAATCGCTACTCCTGGTTCACCGAGTAATCTGAAAGCCTCTTGAGTGGCACGCACTGAATCGCCAATCTTAGTTAGCGCTTGTGAGACAACATCTCCGCCTTCGCCACCCATGTCGGGCTCGGGCTCCATAGACATTTCGTCTTCTTCCCCACCCATATCATCGGGATCCATCGACATCTCAGCATCAGGCGAAGTCATTCCGCCGGCGGCCTCTTCGTCCTCTTCGTCCTCTTCACCTGGAAGTCCATCTGCCTCAACCATCGCGGACTCATTTAGTCGGTCAACAAACCCCGGGCTGAGAGGGCCGATGTTCGCAAATTTCATCATCTTGCGAATTTCTGTTTCGTTCAAAAGCTGTTTTTTCATGTTTTTCTCCTAAGATGCTCTTTTGGCATGCATTATAAATAGAACTTTATTTATATAAATGACTATTTTTTGTTTAAAGATTCTTTTAATTTGTTCATTGTCTTATCTTGTATCTGTTTTACCCTGACATAACTTATGTTCAGACGTTCTGCCACCTCTCTTAAAGTCATTGATCCGTTCTTCGACACACTCTCAAACACACAATTAAGTTCCTGTTCGAAATCTATCCAGTGGCGGCAGTCTTTGACAGGACAAGATGTTTCAAATTTTCTACACGCTTCTAAACACTTCATTATAAATTTGTCTCCGTTTCTATTATATCAAAAATGTTTTCAATTTCTTCCTCGTCGAGAGAGAACTTTTTGACGACATCTTTTGTTTTATTTTTTATTGTTTTAATTTTATTTCTTTTTTGTTGTCCTTGAAAACCATAAGTTTCTTTGCACTTGTCAAGGAAAGTGAAGATCAAATCATCATTATTAATATAACCAGTGATCATCAGCCTGAAGAACTGTGATTGCGTTATACCATCAAATTCACACCGGACACGTAATCTAACCTGTCTATCCTCTGACTCGTAAAACATAATCTTCTTTCTGCTTTTTACGTCCGGCACAGTTGGATCACTCATTTGTGTCTCCAGAGGATATGTGTGTTGCTTTCTAGCTGGGCGGCGCTTGATTGTAAAATGAAATCTGCTCGATTTTGAAGTTCTTTAATATTACGCACCCCCGTATAAGATAAGCCGCTGCGAATGCCACCAGCGATATCTTCAAGGATATCACTAACGGGCCCTTTATAAGGGACCACAGTTGAGACGCCTTCGGCGGTTGAATTTTTTCCGCGCCAACTTCGTTGTGCTTCTTTCGAGGCCATACCTCTATATTTTTTGTATTTTTCCCCTGTTTCACTCATGAATACCTCACCAGGAGTTTCATTGGTGCCAGAAAGCATCGATCCGACCATTATAAAGTCAGCGCCGGCTGCTAAAGCTTTCACCATATCTCCTGTTGTTTTAATGCCGCCATCGGCAATTATTTTTGTCTCATAAGTAGTCTTCGCACATTCAAAAATACTTTGCAGTGTTGGAACTCCGTGTCCAGTAACCATCCTTGTAGAACATATTGATCCGCCACCTATTCCAACTCGAATTGAATCGGCGCCCCAGGATGCCAAGGCATCGAAGGCTTCTAGTGTGGCCACATTGCCTGCCATGATATGGATTGAATTTCCGTACTTGTCCTTAAGAGTTTTTAAACAGGATTCCATCATACTGTGATGGCCGTGTGCAACATCAACACAAACAACCGGCGCGCCGACGAGGATGCAGGCGCGCGCTCGTTCTAGGTAGTCAGTCATTCCAATAGCAAAACCAACTTTAGCTTGTTCGTCGTGAAAAAGAACTTTACCTACGAGGGACGCCTGCTCTTGGATTGTGTTATATCTGTGAATGATAGAAAGGGCACCAGCATCAGACATAGTAATTGCCATTGCTGATTCAGTTACAGTGTCCATCGGGCTTGATATAACTGGAAGGTCCAAGTGG